GGTTGCCTGATGAGTCTATGCGAACCTTCTCCGTTGGTGTTGTATTATTAGCTGAAGCTGTAGCAAATGTTATGTGCGAACCCCCACTAGGGCCAAACATAAAAATACCTGCGGCACTCTTTCCAGTATTAGAAAAAGCTCCGTCAATCATATTGCGGTTAGTGCTTAACTGAAGGTTAGTGCCATCAAAATCTATGAATGCACTATTTGAACCATTTGTGCTTTCTAGCTCAATCTGCGCATCAGTATCCTTTAGGTGTAGAATTGTGTTAGCCGTAGGCGAACTCGTACCAATACCCACGTTGCCAGAGGAGTCTATGCGCATACGTTCTGTGTTGTTACTTAACAGAACTAAAGGTGTAGCGGTAACTGTTCCAAAATTAGTCTGACTTGCGTTTCCAAAAAATGTTGAAACTCTAGTACCGTTGGATTCAAAATCAATTAAACCGCCATTAGTTGCATTGTTTAATGTTAATGCTGAATAACCACTGTAGTTATTTGGGCTAGAAGTCCCGATGCCCACGTTGCCTGCGCTACTCAACGTAACAACATCGCCAGTACCATTTAGGTGCAGTGCGTAGTTACCGTTAGAAATAGCCCTGTGATACCAAGGCTGATTAGAACCCTGTTGAATATAAAACTGATAGTCACTGCCTGTTAATCCCAATCGTTCTGTACTAGCATCCCAGAACAACTTAGCCGTTGTACCTGTGTCCTCGTAGAAGCTGATGTCTCCGTTGTTGGATATTCGCATAGCCTCTTTGTAACCATAATTATATGGGTAAAAGGATAAGTTAGACGTAAAGGGGTCTGCATTTGATACGTTAGATATTCTTGACCCAGCATAACTAGCGGAAGAGTTTGTATGCTCAAACTTAATAGACGCCCCTAAACCTGCGGCATGTACGCCAGTGGTTTTGTTTGATACTTTCAACGTATCTGGGGCGGTGTTGTTTGTTGCGCCAGATTGATAATCTATGTCAGCCGCACCATCTACAGTAAGCCCATCCATCGTGGCTGTGCCGTTGACTGAAATTCCGCTAGAAGTGGTAGATAAGACTTCGGTTGAACCGTTAATTAAATCAACCGACCCTCCTGTTCCCTGCAACTTCAAACTTCCGCTAGATTTAACTTTTACCGATGAACCGCCAAGAGCCTCTACGTCAAGTTGCCCTGCGGAAGTATCAACAGTAAGCGAATCTGCTGTCACTGAGCCAGTAACGTCTATGCCTGTGGAGGTGGTAACCAGTTTGTTTGAATTGTTATAATAAAGAGCCACTTCTGCATCAGCATGAAAATGCGCTAAAGATGTCCCACTTGTTTGGGATTGCACACGAACATAGCCGTCACCACGCAAGTTTAAATCGCCTGTCCCTGCATCCCTTATATAGCTATGTCCACCATCATGGTAAATCTGTAGGTCATCACCAGCACCAAACGTAGCCTTGTCATTGTCACCTAGCGCAATGCCGCCGTTAGCTGTGATTTCGCCTGTGCTTGTAAGTGCCGCAAACGTAGGACTATCACCAGTAGAAACGCCCTGATTTAAAGCCTTAACGCTTGCAATGGAAGTCAACTCGCTATCCATTAATGCACCTGCCGCTGTGACATTAGCTGTATCAGTGACATCTGCACTGGCTTCTATACCGTCTAGTTTAGATTCATCGGCATCAGTGAAAGCGTTCGTATCTGAATTGCTTTCATACGCAGTCTTTATCTGAGCCGCAGTTTGATCAGCAGTAGCGCCTGACTCTATGCCGTCTAGCTTAGTACCGTCTGTAGCAATGTCTCTACCATCTATAGTAGAGTTAGTGGTTATCGCACCAGTAAAAGCCGCACCAGACAAAGCCGCCTTAGTCCCAATTGAGTTAGCTGTCGTTGTAGCAAAGTTCGGGTCATCCCCCAACGCAGCCGCTAGTTCATTTAGTGTGTTGAGAGTGGCAGGAGAGGAATCAACCAGGTTAGTTACTTGAGTATTTACGTAGGTCTCCGTTGCATAACCAGACGGAAGGACATAGTTGTTTGCGTTTGTAGCTATACCATCAAGCTTAGTGCCGTCTGTAGCAACATCTCGTCCGTCTACCGTACCTGTGACAGCGATATTACCTGATATGCTTGCACCAGAACTTGTCGTTGTAATCTTGGGGCTAGGTGAACCACCAGTGTTGTCATATATAGTTACTGCACCACCTGAGACTGCTTGTACATAGTTGTTATTAGATACATCTTGCAGAGATAAATTAGTACCTCTAAGCACCAGGCTTCCAGATGAGTTTTCGGTTAAAATAGAATTTGCACCATCGTTATATATTTGTAACGAACTACTTGTACTACTTCCAAAGATAGCTTTTTTATTAGTGGCTATCCCAAGGTCCCCTGTCATGTTCCCACCACTTAAAGGCAGGGATGACGCTGCGTAGCTTTGGGCATCAGCCGCTGAAGTAGCCGCAGCAGCTTGAGAAATACTTGCAGCAGAAGCCTTAGTTGTCGCTGTGCTTGCGCTAGATGATGCACTGGTAGCTGAAGCAGTAGCACTAGCAGCAGACGCTGTGGCTGAAGTCTGTGCCGCTACAGAAGCGACCTTAGATGTTTCTGAGGCTGTAGCTGAAGTAGCTGAGTTATTAGCACTAGTTAAAGACGCTGCTTGAGCTGCCTCTGCTGCTGCCTGAGCTGCCACAGAAGCCACCTTAGATGTCTCTGAAGCCGCAGCAGCCGTTTGGTTAGCCGTAATATTAGCATTAGCCTGAGTTGCACTAGCAGCAGCAGCAGAAGCTGAAGTGGCTGCTTCTGAGGCTGAAGTGGCTGCGGATTCTACTGAGTTTTCTATATTATTAATGTGCGTTGTAGAAACACCAGTGTCACTAAAGAAAGATGATTTAGCCATGTTTTAGATACCTACTAGAGTCTGTATGAGGGGCGTATGCTTTGAATTGTTCCAGTAAGCTCCTGGTCATTTGCTTGTTCTTGGATTTCTGACATAAACATCATGTACTTGTTGTCAAACACAGGTGAACGCTCATCTAAGTAATAATCAGAAGCATACGTAAGTGCAGCGTAGATAATTAAGTCAGGAGCTATTTGTGCTAAAAGGTTTTCTGAAGAGTCTGTTGTCATCTCTTCAAAAGAGGCGTAGTAGTTAAGAACTAAGGTGCCACTTGAGGGCTTCGGGTGTAGTAAAAGACTGCTGCCTTCTCTTGCAAAGTGATAAGGACTCCCGGCTTCACCCCCTTTTAGATGCTCCTGGATATCGCGCATGGGCAACCTGGTCAACGCCCTGTTACCGTAGTAGACATCTATAGCCTCAAGGAAGTTACTAGGTAAAGTTACCTTTGCCGTTTGTGTTGAAAAACTATACGTGCTTTGAGTCTCCATTGATGGGACTCTTAGTGACCTTTGTATTCTAGCAATTCCCTGGTCAATAAAGGTATCTGCAAGAGCATCCGTGATGTCGCTGCGGTTTAGAACAGCCTTGAAATGGGTCCTTAAACTACCCTTGTTCATAGGTTTATACCTTCTTTTTAGTTGTGAGGAATGCGTCCAGGTTCTCTTGTTTTAACCTGGCGACAATTGCATATGCAGGTTCTTTGAGCATATCAAAACCTTCGCGTAGCCACTTCTCGTGGACTGAGACAGGCACACTTGCGACTGTCATGTATTCTTTTTCTTTGAAGTCTAAAGAGCTATCTCTTTGTCTCTTAAGAGTGTCGAGAAACCCTTGGGGAATATGTTGTGTTTGCTTGATAGTAAAGTTTCTATCATCGTTGTCCCGGAGGACACCTGTTTGTAAATCATGTATCGGGGTTTTGTCTTGAAAGTCAGACACTGGCTTCTCCTTTGATAAATATAAAATGCAGTGGGACCCAGGCTCCAGTAAGGAGAGCGGAACCTGGTTACCCAGGCCCCACCGCAAGTACTACAAAATACTAGCTATCTATAGAACTCAAGACAGACCAGTAATCATTCCAGAATCGGAATAGTTGACGTGCTTATTACTTACTTCACCCACTACGAAATGAGTATCTGAATCGCCATTCTTCGCTAACAAAGTGCGAGTAAACGGACGCAGTACACATTGCTTAAACATTGATGGGTCAACCAAGAAAGCGTGAGTGCTTAACTGATTTCTGTTGATGACAGTACGTACCTCGCCAAAAGGCGTGAGTATTACGTCAATAACATTGACCAATGTTTTAGCGTCAACTTCACGGTTACGACCAGTAGCCGTAGCAAAGTTGGCCACAATAGTGGCATCTGCAGGTTTAATCATAAGGACACTTACGTCCGAACCATTCTCATAGCAGTCCTGGTGCAGCTCAAGTAACTTGGCTTCAGTTAAAGCGTCAGTTGAGTTAGAACCTGCATCTACGCTAGTAGAAATCTGCTGAGAGATGGAAGCCATCTTACGAGCAGCACTTGCACTACCTGTAACAGCTGCCTGGTCGACACCTATGTTTGCTTTTTCCACGTCAAGCTTGATTGCTTTTAGTGTCTTAGCAAGAGCGTAAGCTGTTTCTTTTGCACGACCATGCGTCTTAACTGCATCAACAGTAGCAGCAACTTTAAATGCTTCACCGATGATTTGAGTCGTGTTAGAACGTACAGTTGGCTGACCAATAGCTGTAGTTGAAGCGTCAGCTCCTTCTACTAAAGCATTGACTCCTGCAGCACGAATTGAATCTTCTAGGAATTCAAATGAACGCGCAGAGACCTTCTCGCTTTTAATCATTGATTGCCAAGGGGTGGATGTGGGGCTAATGTTTGCAATGGTTTGGCTCACGTCTTCAGCGAGACCAACCGTTGCGTACGAAACTAGACCTGTCATGATATTTTCCTTTTTATTAAAAAATTGAGATTAAATGAGCATCATTCCCAATTCGACATAATCACATCTGCAATATTGTCCAGGTCGTTATTTGCTGACCTAAGTCGTTCCACATTCTTTCTCTGACGGTCACGCTTAATGTCAGATTTGGTTGGTGGAGCCTTCTTAGTTCGCAAGACCTTCTTAGCTGCTTTAGCCTTTTTAACAGTAGCTACCTTCGTAGTTTGGTCAAACATTCGAGCCTTATTCAGTAACATAAGTACATTCGGGTCGACATATTGATTGACGGCTTCTTCAGGGAGACCGTTGGTGATGGCGTACTGGCGAATATCGTTATATAGCGCGTTGTTCCAATCTGGAATTTCACGCTGCAGCACTTTGACACATTCTTTTGCTTGCTCTTGTTGAGCTTGTGCTTGCTGCTGCTTAACGTATCCGTAGAAACCATCAGCTTCTTCAGTTAAAAACTTCAGGTCATCTTCGGCTTGTTTAGCTTCTGCTCGGAGCTGAGTAAAATCCTCGGCACTCATATTTTTAGACGCTACTAACATGTCTACTTCAGAGTAAGGTTTAAACCGCTCCTGGGCTCGACTAATCATAGCCTGTAATGACGCATCAGCTTTTTGCAGTTGTTCATCTGCCGTTTTACGTTGTGATGCTGTTTCTTGAGACTTTCTAGTTAAAGATGCTTCTTGACCATAGAGTCTTTTAAGGTCTTTGATGGATGCCTGTTTTGTTTCACCATCGACACTTATGTCTACCAGGGTTTCATCATCAAACGCAACGACTTCAGCTTCTTCACTGTCTTCGTCTTGTTCTTCTTCTTCCTGGTCATCTTCAGTATCTTCAGGTTCCTCTTCTTCAGGGTCCTCATCGTCCTCATCGGATTCTAAGTCTTCAGTTTCATCTTCAGTTTCGACAGATTCTTCTACTTCAGTCTCATCGCTCGTAGTTTCATCTGTTGCCTCTTGTTCATCTTCGGATACCGTTTCCGGGTCCTCCCAATTTCCAAGTATGCTTTCTGCAGCATCATCTAAAGTGAGGGCTGCTTGCGAGTTGGAATTGTCGCTTTTGACGTTATCATTAAATGACATGGTCGCTTATTCCTCTTCAGTGGTTACTTCTTCTTCATCGTTGGTTTCATTGACTTTAGCGTCAATCTGGTCGCGTACTTCTACTTGCTGACGTAGAGTATTCATAATGTCTACCAAGGCACGGTAGTGCCCATAGGCTTGATTTCTTTTGTCTGACTCATCAGGTCCAGAAGCTAAGAATGATTGGACAGTGGAGTCCACCATGACATTCATAATGCGTGTAAAAGACTCTGTGCTAAGTAGTGCTTCAGCGTCATTACCAAGTAAAGTAAGTTCTTCTTCGTTCATATCTTTTGCTCTCCTTTAAGAACAACAAGTTAGGGGGTAAAACATCAACCATTAGGTGATGCAATGGCGGTAATCTCTTCAGCTTGTTGAGCCAGTAGTAGCTCCGCTGCAGCGATTAACTTCTTGTGCTTCAGCTGCTCTTCCTTAAGGTCAAGGTTGTCAGACTGAATAGCGTGTTGGTTCTCAGCTTTCGCTTTCTCAAGCTCTAGCTTCATTTTACTAATCTGTGCTTCTACCTGAGCCTTAGCTTCTGCCAGAGCTGTCTGCCGCTCTTGTATTTCGAGCTGCTTCTGAGCCATTTGCATCTGCATCTCTTGTGCAGGGTCTGGTTTCTCAGGTGGTAGGTTCTGAGGATTAGTTAGGTAGGCACTGACTTCCTTGATGCCTGTTAGCTCCATAATCTTGGACGCTAAAGCATACTGGTTAGGTGCCTGGTACATCTTTGATAGGTTAGGGTCATTAGTCATCATTGAGTGTAGTGCCAGGTACTTCTGAGACTCTTTCTCTTGCTCTCCATATCCCAGGTTCAACTCTATGACAACATCTCGCTTCTCTTTCCAGTCGCGTGGGTTGCATGGGACATAGTTACCTGACAACTCGACAATGCGTTCTTGCTGCTCGTTCTCACAAACTAGCTGATAGACTTCCTGGAACAAAGGTTTAACAAATTGAGTCGCAAAGTTACGAGCTATAATCTTTTGACGCTGCTGAGACATGGTCGCAAGTTGCTCAACCATTGCTGCAGAGTTTTGCTTGCTGATAGCGTCTTTATTTAGCCCTTGAGACATCTTAGACACGCCTGTCGTGTCTTCTTTGTCTTCATCTAGCATCTGAATAGTCTGGTAGACATAAGGGTTTAGAGGGGCTTGCATCATGGGTGCAATGGCATCTGCACGACTTACGTTTACAATACCGCCTACTCTATTATCTATAAGCTCACGAGGGTTCGTTAGACCACCTTTAACCACTGTGTAACGTGGGTTATTAGTTATCATTGCGTGGTCCAGAATAGACCTGGTTAAGATGGTCCTGGCGTTCTGAGTAGCAACTACTTTGTCTGCATAGTTGTTACCATAGAAGCTGTGAGGTACTGGGAGAGGCACAAAGGTAACAAAAGGCTTTCTGTTAGTCTTCTCTTTAAGCAGTAAGACATTACCTGCCTTAATAACCCGGTGTAACTCAGCAACACCTGAGCCTTCAACATCGAGCATGATGTAAGCTTCGTGTACCATCACGCTGCGAACTTGCTCCTGGTATCCACCGCTTTTAGTACCACGGAAGTTACCTACATTGTCGAACCTAGCGAGTACTTCTGGTGAGGTATCCAGGTCAACATCACTATGCTCACCTATCTTATTAAGTAGCTTCTCTGAGTACCCTTCTAAACGTAAATCTGACAATGTCTTTTTAGTTCGGTGGGCACAAAAGTTTACATCGTCTAGGCTCTTCGCTTGTGTCTCAATAAGAAACTCTTCTGGAGCTACATTCTCAATGACAACTTGTGATGTGTCTTGCTCAATACTGATAGTTCCTGAGATAAGACCAAGTTCGTCAGTTTTACTGTCAGTCAGCTCCACGCCATCTTGAGCAAGCAGCATATTGAGCTCTGAGTCCGTAATGTCCGTAAACTCTTCATAGTCATACTCTACAGAGTCTTCCCAAAACACTTTGACAACCCCTGCACGAGCAATTAGACCGTCATGTATCGCCTCAGACATCACTGTGTAGATGTCATTTTGACGATGTACAACGTAGTCTGTGTACTCTGTGCAGACTTTGGCCTTCTCTACGTCATCTTCATTTTGTGCAGCAAAACGTACTGTCCTGTTTCCTGCTGAGAATGTTTCAAGAAGAGCCGCCTTAAGGCTCTCTACGGCATCATATACATCTAGAGATACATACTTTGAGTTACCCTCATGTACTGGCTTTGGTAGAGTTCCGTTGTAGTAATCGATTATTTTGGCGCGTTCAGTAGATAACTCTGAGTCTGCGTATCCGACAGACAAGCCTATTTGCTCGTCTATTAGAGCGACAATATTGTCGTCAGAGAGTTTTTTCTCTTTTAGCTTCTTTGCCATTTTTATACCATCTCAATGTAGTAGTTATCTGTTGATTCAATTGGGTCCCAAGCACCCTGGTGTACATAATTAGCTAGTGCCAGGGACATCACGCAATCATCAAAACAGCCAGATTCGGCTTGCATCGCACCAGATTCAGTGACGATGTATGAAAGCATTTCTCGGATTGTGACTTTGTCATTAAGCTCCAACTCGTTTTCACGCATGGCTGCTCTGAGTTGGTCAATGATTAAGGGTTTAGTTTTAGCTGTGGTGGAGAAACCTAGTTTTACAGTCTCTCTATCCGTCACTTTGTCGTGCTGTATTTCAGTGTAAAAATTAGGGTATGCCATGTCCTTGCCTAGCCTGGTACAGGTTAGAATTCCATGACTGTTGTTTTCAACACAGATATGGGCAGTGTTGTAATACTCTCCTAACTTAAATAAGACAGTAGCAAAGTAATCTGGGTGAACATGACCTCGCCAGATTGCTACTTGTCGCTTCTTTGAGTCCAGGATTTGAGCTACTGAGTAATCACCATTACGGACACCCATAGCAACATCAGCTCCAATGACATACTGCTCACCAGGGACATGAGGTCTAAATGTAAATAGCTCACCACGATGGTTGTTCTCAAAGTCGTCACCTTCTAGGGCAAGACGAGACTCCAGGTCCCTGGTGTCATCTAATTGCTCAACAAGCTGTTGGGGATTAAACACAGGACGACCTGTAGTTAACCAGGCATCTTCTGGAGTCGCAGGATACTCCTGGTTCCATAAATCTAAGCCGTTCTGAGCAACCTTACGTCTTCTGAACATGAGCTGCTCGTCTTCCAGGTCATATTTTTCTACTAGGTCTTCTTCTTCAGGAGTCCTTTCAAAACTATCTGTAACTTTCTCCCGGTACGAATCATCAGTAAACCAAGGAATGAAGACAGGTATATAGCCATTAGTACCATCAACAGCACCACGCCATAAATCGTAAAATATACCGTTAACGCCATTTGCCGTGCTTTCGACAAAAATTGCAGTACCTGGGGAGTTAGGAACTGCTTGTACCAATCCATTCCAGTTGTCGAGTGCCGTGGACTTCTGCCAGAACGCAAGTTCTGAAGCGTGGACGTGAGTGAGTGTTTCACCACGACCAATGCTTTCACCACCTGCCGTTGCAACCACAAAAGATGAATCAAGAACATCAAAACTAATCTCCCTTCGAGAACTATACTTAGTGTGTGGTTTCAAAATATCTGGACAGTGTTCGTGGAATCTCTTGGTCATATCAAAGAGAGCCCTGGTCGAATCGGCATGGTGTGTAATGACCATAGCTTTTCGAGCTGCTTGCTGACTTACTGAATAGTAAAGGTATCCACCAGTGTAGGTACTAAGGCCCTGCTGCCTAGCTTTAAGAATAATAATGCGTATTTTACCTTCGGTAGACAATTGGTCTTCAACAGCTTTGTTAAGTATTGTCTGTGCAGCATTTAACTTGAGGGGTTTTATTTTGCCTTCTTTAGTTCTTATCTTGAGGGCAGACTTGGAGTAAAAATTAAAATCAGTTAGCAGTCTCTTCCGTATTTCCTTCAGCTGCTTGTCCATCATTGCTCTCTTCTTCAGTTAAAAGGGATGCCAGGAAGTCTTCAGCCCGGCTAATGCTTACATCCGACTTAGTCGCAGGTTTACTCTTAGTAAAATCCAGGACTAACCTGGCAGCTGCCAATCGTTCTCTGGACTGTCCGTCCAAGCGCATAACTTCGACTGCGGTGGTAAGAGCTTCTTTTTGATACTCGTCTTCGATGTTGTATTTATCTGACATAATTTTGACTACCTTTATTGCGTCTTTTTTGGCTTGTGCTCGAATTGGGGCAATTGTTTCTTTTGTATGCCCATCAGGAACACCCATCGGCCTACCAGGGTTCTTTCGAGGTTTAGTGGACCATTCTTTTCTAAGTGCCCTTCCCTCTGGGGTTGACATTAAGTTTGCAAAGTAATTATTTTTTGGAGCCTTTTGGGGCATCACTTTTGGCTTTGGGGGTAGCTTTTTTCTTTGGACTCTTTGCTTTTTCATGACTTTTTATTTCCTTGTGTAAAACCTCAGTAACTGCAGCCCTGGTGTTCTTAAAGCTGCTACAAAACATGTCCATAGGAAGGTCAGACAGCATGTCTTTGAATACAAGCTGCTTTTGTTCTTGGGACAGTAGTTTTGAGGATTTAACTAGGTCTACCTGGCTCAAAATGTTGACCAGGTCATATGCTCTCACTTTCATGGTGGTTCCTTTTTAGACTGTTAACAATCCGGGTCCAGGCGAAAGAACTCCTGGATTCTCCTCTTCCTCTTCACCGCCACCCATTATTCCTGCCATCAAAATAGCAACAATAGTAACGAGCGGATTAGCGTGAATTTCGATAGGGATGTTACTTGCGTTGAAGTGTCCTTGAATAAACTTAAATGTATTAGGCATATCCTTTTTCATAGCTTTAGGATTTATCAGATAGTACATAACTGGGTCTACAGCAAACTCAGCATCGCCTTTGATGTAGCTTTGGTATTGTCTAAACTGAGGTACTACGCCACTAAACAGTTCAACAACAGTTGCATCTGGATTATTAGCAGAGTACGTGTCGATGGAGTTTTCTACATTTAAGCGTATAGGTCTTCCAGGTAAATCAGGACGAGCTGCTATAGATACAACAGTACCGTCCTGTAGAACTTCTATTTCATCTTTAACAGGTGTCTCATTGAATATTTCTTTTCTTATTTTAGACCTTAAGCTACCTAGATAGACGCTAGACTTTTTGTCAGCTGCGGCTTGCTCGTGCCTCTGAGATAATTTCCTACCTTGTACTAAAGGAGACTCTTGATTACTTTGTGGACGAGACTCAAGTGCGTGACTTACTTCGTGAGCTAAAGTCTGTATAAAGTCCTGCTCTTTGTTCCCTCGTATAAGTCCTACTTGACCTGAAACTCCACCTTTAGCAACACCAAACACACCAAGGGTGCCCTCTCCTACAGGGTAGTCCTTCATAAATTCTTTTTGACTGTCGTAGACACCTATAGATACATCAAGTAGGTCTGCGAGTTGCTTGTAGTCTTCATAGCTAGACAAGCCTTTCTCAAACTTAGTGCCAGGCTTACCAATGACCATCTGCACTGCACCCTTGGCATCCTCAAGTTTATCCTTGATTTGACCAACGGTAGGTGTAGTGAAGTCGAATGGTATTTGTGGAGACTCAGGCTGCGTTAATGCTCCTGAGCCTGGGGCTTTGGATAAATTTACTTCTGCTGCGCTTTCTTCTCGTTGTAGAGGTCTACCAGGCCGTTCATCTGCGCTTCTAGCTGCTCCTTGTTCAGGGACAACTGTGCTTTGTCGAACTTCTCCTGGTCCAAGTTTTGGGCGCGGCTGAACTCGGTCGATTGCTGCGTTGAGGTCTTGTTCATTGAATCCTTCCTTAATTAATAGTTCTTTTAGGCTCGTTGCAAAGTCTTTTCTAACATTCTTAAGTGGAACGCCTAACTTCTTATATAAATCTTGTTCAGGATACCATATTAGGGCTTGGAATGCAGCAGGTTCAATGCTAAGTCCAGTCTGTTGATTGAACTTTGTAACGGCTGTTTGTACCAGGGAACGTAAGTGATTACGCTCTGTTCCATTAGTTGGTGAATCAATAGTGTTCTTTAGCGAACCTTTAATTGTAAAAGCTGCTTTAGTAGCCTCGCTTTTGACTTTTCTCTTTGGGTCACCCTTTTTCAAATCATAGAGTTTTCTATTTTTTTTGTAATCAGCTTCATGTAGTTTAATTAATTCAAATGCTTTATCAATGAGCTGTTCTTTAGATATACGCTTGCGGCCTAATGCTTTTTTAAGGCGGTTCAACTGGTTCTGGAACTTCTTTTCATCGAACTCCATCAGTTTACCTTTAAGACGGCCTACGGTTCTCATAAACCACATATCCATTGTAACTGGGCTAAAATCGCCTCTTAGATTAGTGTAGAAACCATTTCCAACTTTAGGACCAAATACTGCAGAGCCGTAAACAACCGTATCTACGTTCTCGCCTCCAACTTTACCTTCCTCTCCCAAGTAGTTTTGTAAAACTGGGTTTAACTCTTTTACTGTAAATTTTGTTTGTAAGAAATCAGCTAGAGCTTCCATCGAGCCAAGCTTATTAAGCAACATATTTGCTTTTTTGAAGTTCAGCTCCATAACCGCCTGGCTTTTACCTTGCCCAATGACCTCAAACTGTCCCTTATCTCTAAAATATTCGTAGGCTTTTTCTGCAATTTTAAGGTTAGTCGGTACGTCCATATTCTGGGACATGATAGAAAGGGCGACTAGCATTGGAGTCTTTGCGTTTACGTCAGTAGCTATTTCTGGATACTTCAAAGACATCATACTCAGCATTTTTTCAATGGTTAGGTCATACCAGTCCATTGCGCTGCCTTCGTCCTGACTATTCATTTCGTAGATAGCTTCAGCTACTAAATCATTAGCAATTAACTCACGGTCTGCAGGGTCAGCAATATCTCTTACAGTGCCGCCAATCTTATTTAAGGCTCTGGCTTCTAGGAATTTTGCAACTTCGGTCTTACCCTTCATTTTTGGAAATGTTTCGCTGCCGTCATTTATTGCATTGACGTTAGGGCTCGTGTCAAAAGCTAATGCAGGACCGTCTGTAAGCGACATCTCTCTAGACTCATTGATTTCATCTACATCATCTTGAGCTGCATCGCGTTCTGCTTTAGCTCCCTGCTGTGCCATAACTCTCTGTAAGTACTGGCCTAAGTACTTCTCTACGGTAGGACCGGGAACGCCTTTTTCTTCCAAACGCTTTGCCATCGTTTTAAGGCTAGAGACCGGGTCAATTCCTAAGTCTAGGGACATCTGTTTTAGGGTATGTAACAAGTGGGCCTTGTGCTTCACATCTATAGTTTTGTCCTGGCTAACTGCGTCAGCAATACGAGCTGCTTCTGCAAGATTATCCTTTCTGCCACGTTCATAATTTTGTTCTTTTTGTGAGAGCTGCTGTTGAGATGCTTGTTGTACTAAGCCCTGGTTGCGAACGCGGTTACCCATAAGTCCTTTGTACACTGGGTTCCTGTCTACGAATCCATTGATTTTACGGACAAGTGCAAAGTCTACTTGACCACCTGTAGCTACACTTGTCTCATAAGCTTCTATCATGCGTAGAGTGGCAGGTTTTGTAGACGGATTACGCTTCATGATTCTAAGAATCTGGGCAATACCACTGCGGTCTAAGGCTGTGCCTAACTCAAAGATTCCTTGAGGAGACTCTGGGTTCGCAGGGTCGTTATTCTGAGCAGATTCAAGAGAGGCTTCTCTTTCTTCCTGTGCCATTTGTTCTTGTCGTAGACGAGCTTCTTCTTCCTGTGTTGCAACTGCTTCCTGTGCTGCTATGTTAGTCTCACGGAGACTTTCCGCATTAGAACCAGGGATGCCCTGGTTACCTGCGTTTTCTTTGACGTAGTTAGCAATCTTAGAACGCTTGCCAGTTGCCTTGTCTATTAATCTACCTGTACCTTGAGCTGCTGCTTGGGCCAACAGTGAGGTTCCACCAGTAGTAATAGCAGCACTTCCTGAAGCTAAGGGTCTTAATAGTCTTTCTGTAGCTACAGCACCCTTGTCATACCCAACAGAAGCACCAAAGGGAGCAAATTGGTCTGTAATCTGGGAGACACCACCTTGGTAACCATCGTTGTGGACCTGGGTCAGCTGATTTAATTGTCTTAGGATAGACATTGCTTCTTGACCTTCGCGTGTGTCCCCGGTCAGTCTTTCTAAAGCAGCCATCTCTTGGTTGCCGACAGTGTTCTTTGTTTTGTTGCGACCTTCTCTATAGGCAGCAGCAGTCATAATCTTGTCTTCTACTTCTGCAAGACTGTCTTGGTCAGTCACTTTGACACGAGACTTTAAGTCTGCAAACTTTTGCTTGAGTTCTTCTGTGTATTGAACGTGTGCTTTGTCTACGGTCTCTCTAGCACCTTTCGTAGACATCTTGTCAATATCTTTAAGGTCATAGCCATTTGCATTTGCAATATTAGCCATACGCTGTGCAAAACTAGCTGCTGCTTCTACATCGCCTTCGTTCTTTATGCTCTTACTGTTACCACGGACCAGGTTTGTTGCCGCTTGGACGGTACCTGTTCCGGTTTTAATCGTAGCAGACATAAGTCCACCAGTTATAAAAGCGTCTGTTAGGCGGTCTTGTACTTCTTGGCCTTCATACTGCCCACCGACTGCAGCTGTAGAAGCCATCTGTGTAGCTTCTTGAGCTGTTTCTGTGCCCCCTTCAATTCCAAGACCTTTAAGAAATTCTTTAGCCTTCTGTCCTTTACCTTTCTTACGGAGTACTTCTGCAATCTGGTCAGCAGACATCTCTTTAAGCTGCTTTAAATTAAAAAGTTTACGAACACCAAGACGGTCTAAAGCTCCAGAAACTATACCAACACCCATGGCTAAGTCTGCATTAAAATTACCAGTCTTTTCTTTTTGCTCTAGTACGCTCTCACCTATACCAAGACCTACGCCTGTAGCTGTGGTAGCAGCACCTAGCGTAGCTACTGCCCACGCAGGGGCACCATACATTGTTGCAAGAGCTGTAGCTCCTCCACCTATCAGAGTTGCTCCAGTAGTAGGTAATCCTGCTGCAACTGAAGAGCCCCCATGAGAGATAGCTCCAGATAAACCATTTTTCTCATAGGCATCTCTGAAGCTATCATATTTAAACTGATAGCCTCCTTCAGCCATGTCTTTTTCTTGCTGTTTCTGGACATCTTGTCCGTATTGCTGCATCGATGGACTATTAACTTTTTTACCAATGCCCTCAATTAAACCACCACCAAGAGACTGAGCCTGGTCTATACCGTAATCAAAAGCGTTGTCTGCACCAGGCTTTGGCTGATTACGTCTATGAGGAGGAACACTTCGAGGACTAGCCGCTTGTGGGGGTGCTGCTTGTTTTTGCTGTTTCAGTAGCTGTCCCAATCGTTGAGCTGCAGCAACATCACCTGCGTTATGGGCGTTAATAATGGCTTGTTGCAACTGTGCAGACATAGAGATACCTTGAAAAATAGAGGGAACTAGGGACGTACTTACTTAGAGTATTGGTCTATAAGAGCTTGGTCTTCAGGACTATAGTTAGAAGGACCACCGCCACCTTGCATGGCTCGTAGTTTATTTCTTACACTTACTGCAGCTGCTCTCTTCTCGTAAATCCAATCTAACCAGACTTTTTCATCAGCCATCATGCTAGGCATAGGACGTTCAAAAGTAGCCATTTCTCTATCGGAGATTGCACCCTTCGTTTTTGCTACATTCTTTAGGATTTCATCGACTTTGAACTGGTCCATGGCTAGTCTGGTGTAAGCTTCGGGGTTTCCTTGTAAGGTGTCCCACCAAGCTCCTAAAGTTCCAGAGAATGGACCTGTTAAAGACCCTCCACCTGCTTCAACATCTCCATATAGCGTATCCATCTGTGCTATTGCAGAATCGTACTCGCTGATGATTCCCTCGAATTCAGCGTGATGCTCTTGCTGTGCTTTCTGCTGTTCAAACTGCTGCTCCATGAAAGCTTGCTCTGCTGCCTGGTCTTCTCTCTGTATGTTTCCATACTCTCCACCCATAGCTGCCATAGCAGCGTTCAGACCTTGATGAGAAGAGCCCTGCATTGCTGCACCCATACGGATGAGCTTACTGCTTAAACTGTTGCCGCCTCTTGGGTCATCCTCATATATCTTTTTCTTTAGGTAATCACCAAAGCTCGTTTTATCTCTTCTTTTGTCAGTTTGGTTTGGCTGTTTCAATTCAGGGTCCATTGACTGCGCTGCGTGGATTCTTTGACCTGCAGGAGTGAGTCTAAAGGCAGCACTTTCTTCAGGGGTCATTGGGTCCATGCCTAGATTCTCTTCGACAGGTGCAGGGACATAGCGTTCTGGACCTCTATGTTGGAGATTTTCTGGTGAAGTCATGTTGAATTCTTGGGTAGCAGCTTCTACTGGAGACTGCTGTCCATACTGGCCCATCATCCTACCGTTAGGACCACTAGTCATTTGACCTAAGATACCTGTAGCTCCGTTGACAAACCGTTGACCAGGCGTAGGCCCTTGTCTTGGGTTTACCTGTGTGCCTGGAGGAATAGCTGTAGTAGGTAAGGGGTTAGCTGCTGAAAGTGCCGGGGGCTGCGCTGCGGCTATTTGCTGCTGCGCTAGTATCGGGTCAGGAGCTTTGTGTGCGTTCTTAAGTCTTTTCATCTTCTCAAAGTAGGCAGGAGTACCGTAAGGGGGGTTGTTATAATCGTACATCTTACTCTCCATATTCTTTCAAAAATTTAGCGAAATCCATTCCCATCCCTGCACCCTGCATCGCGCCACCAAAGGCAGCTGAACCAGGACTATGGTAGTTAGGCTGCTGCTGTGGGTTGTTATAGACGGCCTGTCCTAAGATGCCTTGCTGATACTTGATTTGTTGGTCAAGACCAAAATCACGTTGGTCTTCAAACCGCGCACGTTGGTCGTTTAGATAAGCCTGGTCATAACCTTGTAAATTACGCCCTGCTCCAGTCATAAAGTCACCCATAGAACCCATCGCATTAATACCTTGTAGGTAAGAGCGGTTTATGCCTTCGTTAGCATTCATCATGTCTTTAAACTGGCGGTTTTGTTGGTTAAGGGATTGGTCCATCAGGCTTTGGTTAATTCCTGCAGACACATCAGCTTTTCTATCGTTGTAACCACGAGTTGCAAGAGCATCTGCAACCCCGGCACGAGAGCTGTTAATGTTTCCTCCACCAGAAGAGGCCATGTTTATGCCAGGTAATGTCTGTTCTGTAAGATTTCTGTAGTCACCGCGCATTGCTGCATCGATAAGTGGCTGAGAGTTGTCTAAAGCATACTGTTGTGCCTGACCCATACGGTCTGCACTTCCTGCTTCGTACAAATCTGCATAGTTTTGACCAAAGTTCTGTCCTATCTGAGACAGGTCAAACGCTCCTTGTGCCCCCATCGCACCCATGTTGCCTATGTACTGGTTACCTGCAAGCTGATATGCGTTAGGTCCTGCATAGGTGTCTCCAGTGTAGGCTCCCATAGCTTGTGAATCTGCAAGATAACCTTCAGCAGCATCATATGAACGCTGTATGTAAGGTTTAGAAAAGCGGAATGCCTCTGCGTTAGCTGCAGTTGCCCTATCTTGTGCGCTTGATGCTTGGTTTGCACCATACATACTAGCAGCCCCACCTGCTACTGCTGAACCTATGATTGCTGCTTCAATACCCATGTTATTTTTCCTCTGTTACATAGATGTCTCTTTCACGGTTGTCGAGACAAAGTCTGGTTTCTAGGTATTTAAAACCTAGCATTGTTATAAATTTAAGGTGCTTACTGTCGTGGAGTTCATGGATAGCAAACAAGGGTGATTTACGAATAGCTAACAAGAGTTTTAAACCTTGTTGTAAGTCTTTTTTTACTGATTTGTTGTAACGGTAGACATCACAATGTAAAAACGTGTGGTCTTCGTGTTGGTCGTAGTACGCTGTGAAATCATCGGTTTCTATGACTGGTGTTTTCATATCAAGTACCTGGCTCTGAAGGCCAGTTAACATCGCTTAAAGACTCTACACCTAACTGTGTGGAGGGTAAGTCTCTTAAAGATTGCCTGTAGACAGCCCACTCTTCTTTTTGAGATTTTGTAAAAGGACTGTCAGACAATTGAGTCCAATCGCAGAACGCTAGAGCAGAATCCCTCATCTGACGTATTTCAACTAGTATGTCTTGGGCAGAAGTTTCACTTTTAACTGTCCCCTCAACAACCGACTCATTTTCTGCACAATTAGCTTCAACATCACACGGTAGACAGCTAATGTATCGAACAATAGCTTTGGTATTGGAGTCTATAATTGTATAGTCTTTTGTCATTTTTTTAGCTCCAAAATTCTCATGTAAGCAGGGGCTACATAAGCATTACCTTGCGAGGAAAAAAGTTTGTAGCCTTTCATAACCAAGGAGTTTGAGCCAACAGCAGTGGTGCATTGGAAGACATGGACACCTCCGTAAGCAAAATTCCTCACTGAGACAGCAGTGCCATTTAAGTAGTACTGAATAAATAATCCAGTTGGTTGGCCTCCGACACCTACGTTACCCACTACTTCCGCAGTAGCGCCTGTACCCGTAAAGTTAATTGTGAGAAGTGTCATTTCGGTAGTTCCGACAACTACGCCTGAGGTAGTGCCATAACCTGCGGTAGCAACAGTGGTTATTGCGTTATCAACCATTTTACCAGTACCTATAGATAGGTTACCGATATGGGCATCGCCCATTGTCACTACACCGTTAATTACAGAGAAAACTTGAGTCCCTGTTTCGCCTGAACTATCACTGGGGTCAATGATGCGGAAATCGTCTGCTATTATTTTAAAGCTACCAGTAGTTCCGTCATTGTTTTGAGAAAAGCCAGTCACATAGCCGTTAGCGTTAAGGGTTACACCGTATCTGGCTTCTAATGCCGATACAGCACTAGCGCGAGTACTAGCTTCAGTAGTCACGGCTGCTGACACACCGTTAACAGATGAAGTTAAGGTAGAAATATCTGCTGCTATGGAGTTATCAGCCGTAGTTCTAGCCGTTACCTCATTAGTAATAGCAGTCGTATTGTCTCCTACAGTAGTAACTAGACTTGTAATACTAGAAGCTAAAGAGGTGTCAGCGTTAGCTCTAGCTGTAGCCTCTGTTTGTATAGCAGAAGTATTAGTACCAACGACTGCTGTGAGTCCAGTAATGTCTGAAGCAAGAGACGAGTCATTAGTTGTTCTAGTTGCCGCCTCAGAAACAATCGCAGCAGCATTATTACCTACACTAGTAAGTAAAGCAGTGATGTCGGCAGCTAAGGAGGTGTCTTCTGTAGCCCTGGTTGCAGCTTCAGAAACAATGGCAGCAGCATTCGTGCCTACTGTCGCTGTTAAAGCAGTGATGTCAGAAGCTAAAGAAGTGTCAGCATTAGACCTGGCAGTGGATTCACTAGTAATGGCAGAAGTATTATTACCTACCGTTGTTGCTAAGGAAGTAATGTCTGCAGCTAAAGAATTATCAGCAGTAGTTCTAGCTGAAGATTCGGTGACAATTGCAGCAGCATTGTTTCCTACAGTAGTAAGCACAGCTGTAATATCGCTTGCTAAAGAGGTGTCAGCTGTAGTTCTAGCTGCAGCCTCAGTAACAATTGCCGCTGCATTAGTGCCTACAGTGGCAGTTAACGCTGTTATGTCAGAGGCTAATGAAGCATCAGCTGTAGACCGGGCAGTTGACTCTGAAGTTATTGCCGCAGTGTTATTACCTACTGTTGTTGCTAAAGACGTGATATCAGACGCTAATGAGGAATCTGCGGTAGTTCTAGCTGCAGTCTCTGCCACTACAGCAGCTGTATTACTCCCTACCGTGGCTGTTAAAGCCGTAATATCTGATGCAAGGGAGGTATCAGCATTAGCCCTGGCTGTAGTTTCAGTAACGATATCAGCAGCATTTCCGGAGACAGTAGCGGTAAGAGCCGTAATGTCTGAAGCTAAGGAACTATCAGCAGTGCTTCTTGTTGTTTGCTCAGATAAAAGTGCAGCCGCATTACCTGCTACAGTTGAAGTCAACGCTGTTACGGTATTAGAGATAGCAGTGTCAGCATTAGCTCTTACAGTTGCCTCTGATGCAATAGCTGCAGCATTGACTTGTGTCGCTTGGTTGCCTGAAGCGTTGTTAACCGTAGCAACCATGTTGTTAACTTGGGTAGTCAGTGCGCTAATAGCTGTAGTTCTCGCTGTAGTCTCTGACGATATAGATGCCGCGTTAGCATCTGTTGTTGTCTGTATAGCTGTTAGGCGAGTACCTAGAGATTCTGTTGCGCTTACTTGCGTAGTCGATGTATCTAAGACAAAAGCATCCCCTGCTCCATTGGTTGAACCCAGGAGAGATAAGGTTGTAGTTATTGCCGTGTCCCCTGCAATTCTCTGACTAGATTCGTTAGTAAACAAAGTTTCTAAACCAGTACCAGAGAAAGACCCTGCAAGAATAGCTGAAATAGCGTTAGCTCTAGCTGTAGCTTCTGTCAGGATGTCGGTAGCTAAACCATCAGTAATAGTAGTGGCAGCTGCAGCATTAGCTATGATATCTGCAGCTAAACCATCGGTTACGGAAGTAATTGAGGAAGCGTTCGCTATGATGTCTGCAGCTAAACCATCGGTAATTGACGTTATACTTATAGCATTTGCTAGGATGGTTGCTGAAAGGTCGTCAGCAGATGCATCTATTGCGTCAGTGACAGGCGAGGAAACATTTTCTCCTAAATCTTCTACTGATTCATTGTTAGTGTCGGTAGCTTCCTTTTGCGTTGCCAGGGCGTTTTCAATACGCTGTAGCTCACTCTCTAAATACTTTTCGCTTGCTTTTGTGGTTAGCGTAGTCCTACCATTTTTTATTAAGACAGGTTTAGCGTGTCTCTTGTAACCTAGTATAGGCAGCTGCGACATTGGCTACCTCCTACCAGTGGTTACAACGTCTACATCGAAACCAAGAAAGTTAAAATCTTTTGTGTCGGGGACAGTCATTTTGTAAGACAAGTATCTCCCGGCTGCTCTTGTATCTATCTTGTAATCGATAGCACCATCAAAAGCGGTAGTAACTCCGTAGACTGGCGTGTTACCCAGAAGGTCTGAAGAACCAAAGGTAAAATCAAAGACCTTATTACTGTTGTTTGTATCTACCTGGGGCACTATCCGTGAAATAACTTTATAGCCTGTCAAAGGAGATATTTCGTCTAAGTCTATACCGACTCTTTCTAAGAAAGGGCTTTTGTTAGCCTGGGTATCTAGAGGAAACGAAAGAGCCCCTGAGTCACTTAAATCAAGCCCATACAGCTTATCTGAGGTAATACCATCAGTACTGGATGATTCGCCTACAAATAGACTATGACTGTCAAATCCTGCTTCCTGAGTGTAGTAGCTACCACCGATTTCATAACTGGTAGTAGTTGATGCATAGGTAGCAGATGAGCTAACTGTTCCAACAGTCGCACTAGATACATTCGGTATATCCATAAATGACCAGGTTTGACTTTTGTAGTTATACACAGCAGCTCTATTGCATCTATCACCACTAGTGTATTCAGACATGTCATCGCCGGATATGTAGCAGAACATAACTTCGTCTAAAGCAGCATTGTGATGGACAAAGCATCTATCTGTTTTCGATGTGTTTAAACCACCAAATATGTAGGTTTTAACTCTTTCATCACATATAGATTGCTGCATGTGAGTGTCGTGAATATAAATGTCGTTATGGTCAAAGACGTAATGAGCCCCTTCGACTTCTACGATACAGTTCTGGTTGATGACACCGCAGTCACTAAAGAGTTTTCTAAAGTTGTGTATAAAGGTGCCACCCACGAATTCCATTAGCCATACTTGGTCTTTTGAGTAAATAATAAAGTTAGTACCCAGGGTTAGACCATCGACTATACCTGTCTTCATTTGTACTAAATCATTGAATCCTGCAGACTTAGTTGCATCTGATGCATCCCAACTGTCAGGCACTGAGTTAGCCAAAGCTAAGTTACTAAAGCGTACTCTAGAGGGGTAACTGGTTATTCCTTCTGTCGTATTTAATGCAATAAGAAAATCACCGTAGGCTCTTAAAGAGACAGTACGCCAAGTACTATCCCAGTTAGGTAAGGTAGCAAAACTAGTACCACCGTTAGCCATATACACAGGAACTTTATCAAAACGATTCAAATAGGTAATGTCAGCTAAATTAGTCCCAGTGAAGGGAAAAGCTCTAGAGGAGGTAGTTGATAGAGTACCTATCTTAGATACGATACTGCCATTGGCATATGCCTTAATATCAAAGGTGTCAGAAACAATAGCAACCTCTGCAAAACTACCGCTTGCATTGGAAGGAATAGCATAGGTAAATCTAGGGCTGAATCCAAGGCTGTCTTTTACATTTCTAAACACAGGGGAACGTGCGACTTTACCTTCGTCAAACCTGACATTCTTAGCTTTAGTAAAAGCATTTGTCGGGAGAGATGCAGGACGTATATCTGTCACTACGCCTACGCTACCGACATCTCTGACAGGGATAAGTTGTCCCATACTTATGTTCCTTATTGTGTTTACATTGTGTTTCTTACACGACCCAGTAAGCTTTAGTGGTACCTGGGTCCACCGGGGGTCTACTAGGACGTATAATCTTTATCTATGCAGTACGTTTCCACATGTAGACCACCACATATGGCTGTAAGTTATTGTGGGCTAGACCACCACCAGTAGACGTAGTTGCTCTGGTACTTGATGTCCCATCTAGTTCGCTGATTGTATGTCCCCCACTTCCTTGTTTTTCCATATTAAGTTCATCATCGTATTGGACATTGTGGGTGTGTGCAGGTATTTCATCTATAGTCAATGTGTGCGTCTTAGCACCCCCTACTAGTACAGAACTACCATCAGTAGAGGAAGCTACAAAGTCAGTGTCTGGCTCAGTTGCATCATCATGACCTACTAAGACTCTACCTTGTCCAAAGGATACCCAGGTACCACCAAAGACTGTTTCAGGACTACCACTGGTTATAGCTGTATAGATAGCCCCTACAGGATAAATAGAGTCAAGGGCTGCAGACTTCACTAAGTCCCATACCTCTACAGCAGTAATACCTGTAGCCAACGCAGGGGTTACTTCACCTTCGCTATCTGTAGCTGTAGTGATAGCAGAACCAGAGACACCTATAAGTGTTCTAAGGTTGTCTGCGGTGACTCCTGCTGCTGTGTTTAAGCTAGGGGTAGTACCATCTGAGGTGATAGCTGACACAGGTTCAGCTACCTTAGTGTTAATCGCTGTATGAGTCCCTGTGATAGCTCCTGCTACGTTAGGGAAGGTAGCCTTGATTGTAGACTTAAGTAGTCTTAGGTGTTCGTCTGCCTGTGATAATGCATCTGTAGCAGCAGGATTAGTCACTACTAGACTATCAATGTAAGTCCCGGTTTCGAGTGCCATTGGTTTGTTCCTATAAGAGGTGTAGGTAGGTACAGGGAGTAGTACCTTGTGTGTTTCGTGGGGAGACTCTGGTTAAAAGAGACAGACAACAACAACAACAAGACAACCCTTTACCCTTGTTTTTGAAATTGGATTGACATTAGACCCATTGGGGTCACTTTTTGTGCCTGGAGTCCCTGGAATCATAAGACATTTGCGTATACGGACCTGTATCCCAACTGGAGACATCAGTCGATATGTTATCGATTGACCCCAGGGGGTAGACAACCAGACAGTCGTTAGACATTTGGTTTCTTGTGAAATTTGTTGGGCTAAGGGTCTTTCTTTTGTGTGAGAATAGGGATGAATACCCCCTACGCCCCACCTAAGGCCACCTAAGCCACTCTAGTCCACCATAGTCTCTATGGTACTACCTTATATAACAGTAGTGACAAGAGCTGACAGTAGTGACAGTAGTGATGTCTTACGACTCTTTAGTATTCCACCTGTGTATGAGTAACACTTGTCTTGTGTAGTGAGGGGGACAACACAAGATGACATGTGACAGCAGAAACAAGTGGAATACTAAAGAGTGTCAGCAGCGACCTTGTGTTGATAAGACCGCCATTACCCCATGTAGTACTCTTATAGGACGACAGAAGTTTTACTTAGGGTAAAATCGATTGGTTTACAACAGGATGTTGAGTTTGATATGGTAGGGAGTGGTGTCCGGGGTTCTAGGTAGTCACCTCGGTAGTCTTTTGTTACTACCACTCAAGGTAACTCCTAGTTCCTCGGTCATCTTCCTTTCCCACCATAACAGTAAGTTCTATGCGTATAAGATTTAATTAGGACTACTCACCGTACTTTTACTAACACTTGTATCAATGAGTCTGCTCAGGTACCACTGGCTCTTACGTAAATCCTCTACTGACTTATCCTTTGACTTCTTCTCGTATCTCCAGAGATACTTTAGTGCATTACCTTTGCAGTAACCTTTGAATGCTTCAGGTGTCATGGATGCTTCAATGGCAGCAATACATTCTATTCCACTAGCTGTAGTGTAGTGGTCTGGACTGTTAACCATATCTTTAGCTTCTTCTTCAGCTAACCTTTCGTAGACATGTGACACCTTGTCTATTGCAGGTATTTCCTTGGCTATCCTATCCCACTCTTCAGGAAGTACATCGTTGAGTCTTCTACTATTGTTAGTGTTCATTTGAGGTATCCTCCTTCTTCTTCTTCTTATCTTCTTTTTCTTCTCCAAAGCTGTATCCAAAGACACCCTCGAACAGTATCGCAAAGATATAGAGAGTACTTGCAGCAACAAAAAGAGTAGCAAATATAGCCATTAATACACTAAGTAAAAGGTCCATTAGTTCACCTCCTTATCTGCTGTGTAATGGCTTCTCAATTCAATATGATAGGCATGTAAGGCTCTGTCCAATGCACCTTCAGCTGCCTCAAGTTTTTTTATTAGTGCTTTACAGTTAGCTCTTTCTTTATCAACCGTACGTCCTAACGTATGTAAATCATTGTTAGTTGCAGCTACACTACCGTTCATCAATGAGTTCATGAGTTGTCTCCTTTATATAGAATCCTATCTTTTATATTTAGATTGTTGATACCGTTAGTCCTAGCCATGTTTTCTCTATAGAGTTCACGATGAGTTGTGTGTCGTCTTGGCTTGTATTGGATGCCGTCCTCAAGACCTGCATAGTAATTAGTACAAGTCTCTGTACTCTGGGTTTCCTGCATTAGCTTCCTTGGCTTAGTCAGCTGCAGGTTCTCTCTCCAAGTTAATATCATTTGTTTACACCTCGCATTCCTGACAAGCAGCAAACCGCTGCCACTCGTCCTGGGTAATTCCGGTCATCAGAAACTCCCGGTCCTCTGCACTAAGGTCTGGACACACATTTTGTATCAGCTCACCTTCGGCATGTCGGGTCAGTTGTTTACCAGTGACATCGATGTCTCGACTGTGTAGTACACCAGTCAATGAAGATACCTTGTGTACTATCATCGTCCTGGCTCCCACATGTTTATCGTCTCTGTATCCCAGTTCCAATCGCAGCTCCTAAGTATCCTGGCACAGCGACTCTGGGCTATTGCATCCTCCCTGGTTAACCCTGCTTTAATGTATGCCTGGGCAACCTGGTCCCAACTTGGGTGGTTACCTAAGATACCTTCAGCTTTCTTTGGACCAGTCCCAGGTAGGCCCTTATAGCCATCTGTGACATCTCCGGTAAGACACTGCGTAAAGAAGTAATAGTTAGCCTCTGCATCTTTGATGTGCAGCAGCTCATCAGCCATAGGTCTATAGAGTTTGCCTGGTATTGTTTTCATGTCCTTATCATCAGACACAATGCAAGTTGGATGAGTCTTGGATGACTGGAGGATGCCCATGATGTCATCAGCTTCCAGGGTGTCTTGGACATGGCAGGGATAGTTTTCCTGAGCCCAACCTACCAGGTACTTATAACCGACTGGTTTCCTGGTCTTCTTTCGTCCACCTTTATAATCTGGCAGCACAGTCTTTCTAAAGTTTTCACCTACCGTGAAACAAACAAGAATTTCGTCTGAATCTAGGCGTTCTTTGAAAGTCTCAAGACGACTGTTAAACATCTTCTTGGCAGCACCTACGTCACAGGTGAGGGACCATATATCGTCTCCCCAGTCTGTTTCAGACTCAGATGCTGCAGCTGCCTGGTAAAGATACAAGTCACCATCGATAAGCAGCGTGGTTTTGTCACTAGAGAAGCTCTTTAATACGTTCATCAAGTGCCTCCTTAAAGTCATGACCTTCATCAGTGATTAGCCAGTAACGTCCAAAGACATCAATATCAATCTCAGTTGTTATGAGTCCACCACTTGCCAGGACAGCAACATGCCAGGCACCTTTTCTGGCGAAACCACTCTTGACTGTAAACCCTTCACGTTCGGCTTTATCTAGGACTGCCCAAAATGCAATCAGCTGCTCGACATCGTTCGTGAAGTCATCCTCAGTGTGTTTCGCACCAGGTACGTCCCACGCTGAACTCTGCTTCGATAGGGAGTTTTTCTGAGATTCTGAAATGTTCTCCTGCTTCTTTAGCCATTCGGATAAGTATGTCACCGACATTGTTTGCTACCTCTTTGGTTCTACAAGCAATCTGCAGTTCGTCATGTACCCATGCCAAGATGAGTGCATCGTTCTGTAGTTGTTGTCTTGTAATCTCCTGGTCAACCAGGGCTAACCACTTCTTACAAAGAAGGGCACCTGCTGACTGGAGTAGTTGTGAAAGGCATTTATGCTCTGACCTAACGAACAGCTTTCTGCCGTCCAAACCTTTGAGGTATCCGCGCTTATATGCTTGATTAAGTTCACTCTTCAGTGATTTAAAACTAGGTATATTCTTGTCAAACTCTGACTTAAGTCTCCTACCATCTTTTGAAGAGCCACCGACTAGCTTGCCGATAAGAGTGTCTCCACCCCCATAAGTAGTGGCATAGATGAAAGTCTTGGCTGCATCCCTGGTAGGTAAACCTGCTGCCTTCTGGTTAAAGGTATGAATGTCTCCTTCCATGATTTGCTTGGCATACTCACCGCCATCATCAAGAAAATAGGCTAAACACCTAAGCTCCAATTGACTTAAGTCGCCACCACAGAGGTGCCATCCGTTGGGCACAGTGAATAACTCTCTCATAGGTTTACCGTAGGCTGCCCTAGCAGAAACCGTCTGGGCCACGTTAGGGTTACGATGGCTTGCTCTACCTGACACAGTGCCACCAGAGATAATGGTATGACGGAGCTTGCCGTCAGTGTCTACCATCTTAAGCCAGGCTTGACTACCCTCGGCCAACTGAGCGATTCTCTTTTGTACCAACATGAATTTCGCTAGTTTTCTAGCTTCTGGGTATGGCAGCTTAGACAACACAGTCTCGTCTACCTTAGCATCACCACTGGGGGTGAATGACTTAGGCTTCCACCCATACTTTTTAACTAGGCAATAGTGAATGTGCTTGCGAGAGTTAGGATTGAACTCAACGACCTTAACCTTCGTAAACGGCTCTCCTTTGACGTATCCACGAGTCTTGTTGTTAGCTTTAGGTATGAACTCAGTATGTATCTCCCAGGGCTCAAACAGCTTATTTAAGTCCTTCTCAAGCTCTATCCTGGTGGTAGCTAAATCAGCGTATAAACTCTCTGCTGCTTTAACATCAAACGTCCACCCATTGTTGCCAACTCTGTAGCAAATCTCAGCTAACTCATGTTCTAACTCAAGTGACTGCTCAGAGAAACCTTTAGCCATCTGCATCAGCTTCTTGTACAGCTTGTAAGTGACAACTACGTCTTGCTTACAATACTCAAGCATCTCCGGGTTACAGGTCTCCCATCCTCCATCGTAATCGCCTTTCATTGTGCCCATTCGTAGGCCCCAGGCTTTCAATGCGTGACTGCCCCACATCCGTTTCTTAAAGTCATCAGGGAGTCCAAGGGAGGTTGCATCGTCATTCATTAAGTCAGCAGCGACCAGTCGACTAATGACAAGTGTGTCTGTCACTTTGCCTTTTGGCTGCCAGTCTGGATAAACCTTTTGTATTGCCGGGATGTCAAAACCAATGACGTTGTGACCTATGATTTCATCGGCTGCAGCAAGTAGGTCCAGGGCTTCTTTGATGCCATCAGGACCAGAGTAAATAGATAGAGCATTAACTCTTCTGTCCTCACTTGCTGTATCGAGAATTGCTATACAGTGAATTGTGTCTAGTTCCTTGAGCAGACCGTTACTCTCAAGGTCAAACACCAGGCTCATACCTGCATCTCTATCTGCTGCACATAATCTAAGTTAGGCTCCTGACCGTGCAGCCACCATTTACCTATAGTCTTCTTTTTGCCTTGGCGGTCAACGACAGCAACATCTGAACGTACTATGTTGTGACCGTCAGCCTTTAGCTTATGAATAATTGATGAGATACGAGTGATGCCCATATGTCTAATGGCATCCAGAGAGGTAATTGAGTGACCTTCTTGAAGGTATGAAAGTAAATCGTGCTTCTGTGACATTGTATGTCTCCTTGGTTTGTCGATTTATTAAAAGCGAGAGTCACCAGAATCGGCATCGATGAGCCGTCCTGATTCGCGGTGATACTGTAGTCTTCCTGCCCAACCTACTTGACCAGTAAACCTGTTCTTTAAAACAACTAAATCACGGCAGTCATTGGTAGGGTCTTCAGCGTCCATTTGGAGACCAATACATTGGTCTGCTAATTGGGCAATCGCGTGTGAACCTCTCAATTGTGAAAGCTCCACCTTTCCTCCTGCCTCATGTCCTTTACCCTGGGGACGAGTAAGGTGGCTAACCAGGAACAGTGTTATGCCTAACTCCTGGACCATCGTTCTCAATTGAGTCATTGCGTCATCAATCAGTCGTCTTTCATCTGTGACCTTTCCGGTCATGGAACTTATGACTAGTGACAAATGGTCTAAAAACACATGGGTACATCCCATCGCTTTTGCCATGTACTGAATGCGGTTAATCACAATGGGTAAACTATGGCTGCCACCAGAATCTAACAGCTGAATCTCTTGCGTTTTAAACAGGTCGTCATACGCTTCTAAGACCTCTTCTTTCGTTGCAGCCTCATGGTCCTGGACGATGTTTTTGTTGATGTGGAGGCCAGTGAGACCCCTCACAGTACGCTTGTTGTTCTCCTCTAACATGAGCATTCCAACGCGTTGCTCAGACTTGTGCAGATGGTATGCAAACTCAGTAACTAACGTGGATTTACCTACGCCACTCCCGGCACAAATTGTAACCAGGGTAGATGGTCGGATACCTTTTGTGATTTCATTCAGTCGAGGGTATGGATAAGTAATCGTAGAGTGTTCATCAGTCTCTGTGACAATACTTCTCAGCTCTTTAGTTGAGATAATGCCGTCAGGTCTCCAGTCCTTCGCCCTCCATATGGCATTGACTATTTCAGCCTCACCTCCTGCCTGTAGAGCCTCGTTAGGGTCTTTGTAACCACTAAGCTTGGCTATCTTACATTTGCCAACCGGAAGGCTCTCAGCGCACTCTAATGCAGCCTTTTGGCCTGGCTCATCTCCGTCCATCATCAAGATGATTTCTTCAAAGCCATTTAAGAAGTCCCAGGCTTTCATAAGGGCTTTCTTAGCTGATTGCGCTCCATTTGGGACTGACACTACAGGCCACTTGTTGCCTTGTGCCTGAGACACTGAGAGGCAGTCTATGGCCCCTTCTGTAACAACGAGTTTTTTACCTGTAGTCCACAAATGCTGCCCGAAAAGACACATGTGACTAGAGTCACCCAGGACCGTAAAGTTCTTGTCTTGGTCTCTTGTCTTTTGGACTCTGATTTCACCGTTGTCATCCCGGTAGTTCTCAATCTGTACTGCCCTGCCCTGGTACTCTCCTACCTGGTAGTCAAACTTTCGACAGGTGTCTTCACGAATACCTCTGGCAACCAAGTCACTGTATGTGCCCTGGATTAAATCTTTGTGTAGTTTTTTTGGTTTGGTGGCTGCAACAACTTCAACTGAATCATCTGGTGTGTAAAGTTGGCAACCAAAGCAATAGGTGTGACCGTCATCATAGATGGCAGCATTGTCTTTGGAACCACATGACTCGCAGCTCACATGCATAACGAACTCAGAATCATTGTGGTCGGTGGTTGGTGCTAACATTTGGTTTCCCTCACAAACGAAAAAAAGGGCCACCCCCATTTCTGAGGATGACCCTTAGCTCTCCTTAACTACTCTCGTAGCCACTCATCAGGAATCGTTTTGTGGGCATAAACAAACCCCTGCTTATCGCAGAAGGATGCATATGTCGTTTTCGACCCCTTGTAGAGTTTTGAATTGCAATTACTAAATACAAACCGGATGTCCAGGTCTGGGTATTGCTCACGAATCAAGACGTGCTTCTGTCTGTCCTTCGTATCCCAGATACCCTTTGTCTCGACATAAAAAAAGCCACCCTTCTTAGGCAGCTTAAAATCCGGTGTGTACTTGTGATTGCTCTGTGGTACTACATAGCTAATCTTGTCGGTCTCATAGAGAAGCTCTAGTCCTGCTGCTTTAATCTGTGCAGCTGCTTTATCTTCGAGACCACTTCGATAGCCGTGCTTTATTCCGCGTTGTCTTCTACTAGAAGCGGTCTGCGGTGGTCGTCTCTTCGTCATTGTCGAAAGCTTCCTGCATTATGTCATCTGCAACATAGCCGCCCTCAACAGCCTCAAATCCACCATCTTTCTTCTCACCAGAAGACACCGGGTTAATAACCTGGATTTTGGTAAGTTGTAGTGAGATACCTTTAGAACCGCTCACGGTATAAGGCACCATGTATCCACCTATCTTGATGACAGAGCCGCCCCACAGTTTCGGTACCTGTTGGCCCACCAGATCAGAACCTGTGGAATCATAGAAGAGTGGTGCATATTTAGACTTCGTTTTGAGTATCACTTCGCCAGTGTCTTCATCTCTGACGAAAGGCATTCGCACCTTTTTCCAGTCGTTGCCAAATTCTTCTTCAGCTAGAGCCTCAATCTTTGCAATAAGCGCAGAAGCATCGTCTGCTATTAGATTGGTTTTGTAGCGTGGGTCATTACCAAAGGCAGTGTCTGGTTCGTTTAACCAGGGATATTGCGCTCGGCCTGAGCCACTATTGAATGGGACTCGTTTTACTTGAGCCATAGGGTCTTCTCCTTTTTTTCATGGTTATAGTAGTAAGTAAATTTTTCGATCTAGCCTAGATTGAGCTATAGGTCTCTAAGAGGACGACAGAACTTAAGAAAAACAGTATTCTGAATCCAGGACCTGGGTAATATCCAGTGTACCTTTTGGAGGTATCTCAACACCCTGCAGTCGTTCTATACCTGCATCACTGAGAACATCTAGAACTTGTGACTTGAAGTCACTGTACAAGCAGTAATCTTTGTACAAATCGACAAAGGTCGAACGGACCGTCTGATACATCGCATCAGTATCAGTAGGCACAGTTGCAAAGCTGTCATGTATCAAAAAGAAGTCAACTACTCCCTCTCGTTTTGCTTTGATGACAGTCTTGAGTAAATGCGCTGAGTCCATCGAGTGTATGACATTAGGAGCAATAGAACTTTTAGACTTCTTCTTGTCAACGATACTTCTTTTGCTTCTTTTTGCTGCATCAATGGGTCGTGGATGACGAATACTAATAGACGTACGCTTTTCCACCTCAGCTGCCCTATCAAACATGTAGACAACTACCTTTTTTGTATCCCAGAAGGTGTAGTTTTGCACCATCGGAAAACCTACCGGGTTGTTGAAACGTAGATGTTTACCTTCGTGGGCCAACTCACCCACTAGGCGTTGAAAGAACTTCATCCCAACAGCAGAACTACTTGTTACCTGGCGTACAGCATTGTAGTTAATGTCTGCAAGAAAATGGGCAGCAGCCTTCTGTGAGTACTCTGTGTCACCAAATGGATGAACGTCAATGACACCTCGCATCACCAAATCTTCTAGAGGTTTCATGAAGTCGTCATAGAGTTGTATACCCATACCGTACTTGCTTGAGCTGTATCCAAACGTCATAACATTACGCTTACACTTGTCCCTGGTTATACCCATCTTGAGCCAAGCTGCTGCATAGAGCAGCGTGTTGTCCTTAACAAGCTTGCCTGTCTCTTTGCTGATTTTATCTTGGGGTACATATGACTTTAGAACCTCAAGTACCATCGTGCGAGACACTTCAGCTACCGCAGCATAAATGTCCTGGGGTTCGGCTGCAGGAACTAAATTGACCTGGGCTCCATCGCTCTCAGCTAAAGAAGCAGCAGCGTAGTGTTGAATCCCAGAGCAGCTTGCGTCTAATCCAATGGGTAGACCACAGTGGTACTCATTGCCGTAATCCATATAGTTAGCAAACTCATGACAAGCTGCAAGAAACTGAAATGGCTTGTCAGCTTTAGACCATATGCGGTAAGTCTTTTTAAAGTCTCTACCGATTGCATAAATGAGCATCTTTCTTCGCTCAACCCATTCGGCTCTAGCTTCAAAAGACTTTTTAGAAACTCTGTTAAAGTCACCGTTGTTGGCAATGTGGACCGCCAACCAGAAGGCAGCATCGTCATCCATTGCCTTAGTGTTCTTCAGTAAAAACATCGCTTTGATATGGTCATCTCTGTGATAGCTGAAGTTAGACACTGGGTAGACTCTGCCTCTGAAGTCCAAGTTCCAAGGAATATAAAACTGGTCATAAGTGGCTATCTCATCTGCTGTACTCAGGTCTTGAGACATCAGTGCAATACCACCTTTGACTTCCAGGTTCTTGGCACGAATCTTATTGTTGTCCTGCTTGTGTAGAATTTGATCGGCAAGACTAAGGTCATTGTAGTTCTCAGGTCGAGACTTAAATTTCAACATTTCTTTCACCGGGAACTTTTTGATAGCTTTGGCTTTTAAATCACTGGTATAACCATTGTCCCAACACCACTTCACAGCGTCTTTCACATAAGCATTGATTGTTAAAGGAGTGGACTGGAGAATGTTCAAAGCCTCCATGTACTCAGGGATTTCACCTTTAGCCTTCGCTTTAGCTATGTCGTGTTTGATTGCCTTTTTCTGAGCATAACCTGCTTGACGTACTAGAGGTACCATTGCTGCTGCCACCGCTGAGTGGTAGCACCCAGTGTCAAAATCTTCATAGTCTTTTGGCGGCATAATCATCGGGCTCAACATTGGCTCTTGCCAGGCAGCCTTCACATCAAGGTCGGCTAATCGCTGACTAGCCTCATCTGTCAGACCTACCATCTTAGTAGTCTTTTTTGTTGTGTTCTTAGTCCAGTCTTCAAAGAGTTGTGACCTGTCAAGAACGACACTCAGTACACGAGAGCCTACATGGCAGACAAGACTATCGGACCAAGGCTCAACGTCATACTCATACCTTTTGGCAACTTTCTTAAGAGCCCTTACTTTGTAGTAGTGTACGCTTTGCTCTTTGACACTCTTGTGACTTTCGATTTTCTTTGCAATCTTGGGATTGAAGTCTTTTAGACCTGCTGCCCAAATCTCCAGTTCTATTCGCTTACCTATGTTCGTTATGACGGCAGTCCTAGTGCCTCCTGAAGCTGTACCATCCATACATGTATTGAGACCTATGTAAGCTATTAGGTCGCAATCTAAAGTTGAAAGTATAGAGTAGGCATCTTGTCGTCTTCCTCCCAGATTCTTTTGGTACATCAACCACTCTTGCATACCTTCAGATACTAAAGGTAGTGAGTTAGTGACTAAGTAGTGAGGTGTATCAGAAGTAGAAGGACGTTTGTTTTGCAATTGACGATTGGTGTATCGTTTTAAGCCGTCAGAAAACATTTTGTCTTCTCGAATAACTTGTTGGGTCAATAGGTCTGTCGCATTATCCATTGCATTGCCCTCCTAAATAATCACTTGCCCACCAGAGCATTTCGTCTGTCATTTGATGGCAACTCAAGACCACCAACTCTTGGTAATTACTATGTTTCATGTCCATGTTCATGTTCATGTTATTTCCCTCGGTAGTATTACTAATAGGACGACAGAAGTTTTAACCTTACTTTTATTAGGGTTTCTAATACTCTAATACACACTTATGCATATCACAAGGCGAAACTTTCGTGGTACAAATTTCTGTCGGTTTGTCAGCTTTTTTTGTGAAATAAAGGAAGGGTCCAAGAAATGGACCCCTGTCCACACCTAATGTTTTGTGCTTAGGTCTTGCTCTAATGCACTTAAAATGACAGCTGCTTGTTTGATAAGCACTAATCCATCGCGGATAGCTTGCGTCATTATTTGTTTTTCATCTTCCATAAGTCCTGCGTCCTGTACGTTATTTAAGTGTGCGGTGACGGCCCCTGAGAGCTTCTCAGAGGCAACAGCCACCCATTCTCTGACAGAATCAAAGTCTTCCTGAGACTCTGGGACTCTGTCAGGTAGTACGTCATTAGCTAAAGCTAAATGTCTTTTCCAAGCGTGTTTGTGATTCTTCATGCTGCTTCTCCCAAATACATCCGTTTAAAGTGTTCATACACCTGGCTAAATCCAGTGTCCTTCTGAAACATGAGTATCTTCCGCAGATAGTCATCCTCTGCCGAACCACGCTGCCAAGCGCGGTGGTCATCTGCGTATTGATACGTCCAGTCATGCTCAATACAAAGAGTTTCAAACTGCTCAAGAGTTACTTCGTCAAAGTTAATCATGCTGCCCTCCTTTTTAGTTTGTTGACTACCGCTTGCATTGCCTGGCGGTCTTTCTGCACATACTTCTTAGTTGTCGCAATAGACTTGTGTCCTAAGATGCTGCCAACGACCAGGGTATCCACACCAAACTCCATTGCTAACCTGGTAGCACATGTGTGTCTCAACACATGAAACACAAAGTCCTCATCACCGGGTGCAATACACTCTCGTGCAAGGTCCCATGTGTCATAGAAAGTGCGGTGTGAATGATAGTCAGCCGGGCAGTTGTCTAGCCTGGCTAAAGCTTCTTGTGCTTCATCTGTTAGAGGCACTGTGCGTTGCTCACCATTTTTAGTTTCTGTCAGCTCAACAAATGAGCCACAGTCACTTAAGTTGCCCTGGGTTTTTTTAGACTTAAGGTTGTTAATCGCTAGAATCTCGCCTAAGCGCATACCTGTCTGCTCCCCTAAAACGACAAAGTTTGCCATCCAGGGATGTTCGCTATCCAAGAAAAACTCAATCAAGTCTTGAATCTCCTTAGCAGAAAAGTATCGTTTCCTGCCGTTGCCGACAGGCTTCCATTCGACAGAAGGGACTATCTCAATCAGCTTTTTCTTAGCTGCTTTCTTAAAGAGCTTAGAGTAGGCTGCCAAGTATCGGTTGATAGTGTTGTCTTTCAGTCCCTGGTCTTCGAGGTGGTCCATAAAGGCGTATATGTCGTCATCCGTGTATGCACCAATGGGTTTACTATGGTTGTCGCTAAAACTGCTTAGACGGTTAACCATGAACTGGCAGTCACTAAGGTATTTGTCATGCCATAGCCTCCTGCCGTACTTCTCAAAAAAACTATTTAAAGTTTCCATTTCGTTCTCCTATATAAGTGCAGCATCAAGGCTGCTTTAGGTTTTAAAAAAAAGGCCCTTTCGGGGGCCCATAAAAAAAGCACCCGGAGGTGCTTGTCGTTTATCAATCGGTAAATCTACGTCTTAATCAATTGACCAATGCTGTAGAAACCATTGAGCTGCTTGTCGCTCTGGTTAGAGCAGTCGACTCATAATCGATTGGTCGTAGGTTCAAGTCCTACTGGGCCCACCATTTTACAAGGCGTTTTAGCTATAGTTTCTACGTCACGGAAATCAATCGACATTGACGTAGAAGACCTTCACGTCCCGAATGTAGCGTGGGATTACAGGGCCCTTTCCTTGTTCTGTCCACCGTAGTGGGACAAGAGGCTGTTGTCTTAGAAATCGGGGGCCACCCGGTAGTCACTCACTCCTTAACTACATACTTAGTATAGCAGAAAGCTTGCCATAATGTGCTACTTTATATATAGGACGACAGAAGTCAAAAAACACCAGTCAACAAAAGTCGACTGATGCAGCCAGAGGCCAATAGAGCAGCGGTCTCTAGGGGAGACAAACCGCTGCCAAACCGTGTGACTCAGGAGGGGTACCTGGTCACACTTATAGGGGTCCATCACATGGACATTCGTGGTTTCTACCAGGGTTTTCTGCTAACCAGTAGTTACCACAGAGTCCACACTTTTTGTACTTGAGTTTCTTTTTTTGATTACCAAAGATGGCATCGTAGTTTGCTTCGTATTGTTCCCGGTTTGGGATAGGTCGGGGTGCAGAACCTTTTCCTGCTGACATACTCAATCTCCTTAGATTTGCATAGGGGTTCTCTAAGAGGACGACAGAAGTTTTTATTTACGCAATTCCATGAGTTTAGAAACGCCTCGAATACCAAAGCTACTTGAGATTGCTATAAAGAGTAGGTACTGATACCAGTCAGGTAATTCAGAGAGCGCAGCAAAGCCTAGGTGGACCCGGTCAATGACAGTAGTGTCATTTGCTGCAATGGCATAACCGACCATAAAGATAGGAATAGACAAGATAAGGGTCCAAAACTCGTCCTTCCAGGAGTTACCAGACGCAGCTGCCATTGTTTCTTCCCAATTAGCATCATTCTGTATTACCGCTATTTTAGCTTCATGCTTCGCTTGTTTCTCTTCAGCCCGGTGCTGCATATAGCTGCCAACCAGGTTAGTGATGGGGGCTATCAGTGCTTTGAACATGACCTGCGCTCCTTATGAGTTGGGCTATTTCAACGGCCCTGTATCCAACCTGGGACGCATAGCGGCTATCTAACAGCTCATTAGCTGCTTTTAGATACTTACCCTCATAGATGTAAGCAAGTGTCTTTCTGAACTGCAGCAACCGTGCAATACCCATGTTGAAACAGAGGTTGACCAGGGCTTCTTGAATTTCATTAGGCAGCTCCTGGAAGCCTTCAATGTTTCTCTTAAGGTCCTTCACTGCATCTTCAATGTCTTCTTCAAGCATCAAGTCAGCTACTGCTTCAGAAATACCTTTGGCATCCAGGTTGTGACCTACGCCAATAGTATTTGCGTTTGAAGTACACTGGTATAAACGTAACGACAGTCCTTCGTGTCTAACCAGTGTGTTCTTAAGGTTTTCAAAATTCATAATGTGCTACTCTCTCTTTGTCTGGTCGTCCAGGACACGGTCAAGATAAGTTCTAATGTGACGAATGTTTTCATCGATTCTAGCCAGTGATACCGCCTGGCCCTGGACATTTGATTCGAGGGTGTCCAGGCGTACACGGTGTTGGTCTACGTCGCGCCTATTGGCTTGTATACTTGAATCTAGTTCAGCAACAAACCATACGAGACTAATCGTCTGCAGCAAGATTGCTAACAAAAATGTAATGGGCACTGTTTTAGACAAATGCCACTGGTCTTCTCTATCATTTACCATGTTTTATTCACTCCACCCTTCTGGAAAACCAAATAGAACTGTGGGCTCTTTTGATTCAGTTATCTGTGCTGCAATACTTGCTTCAATAGCAGCTACTGCCTGTTCGCCTAGTTGTTCTTTCACCCATGTAACTACATTTTCTTTTGAAAGCGTAGACCAAGGAATGTAGCCTTCTGCTGCAGGGTCGGGGGTGAATGAGCAGGTACCGTGGGACTGCCCTGTGTGGTCAACATCACCTACGGTTGACACTTCAGAGGCTCTCCAATGGACTGCTAGAACTCCATCTGCGTTGCTACGGTCTAATTGATTGATTGTCCAAGTGACTGCCATATTCTTATTCCTTTTACTTTTTACTTAACGGAACAGTAGTCACCGCCCTTAGTACAACAATACACCCTGCAATAACAGAACCTATGACCGCTTGCCCTGCTTGGCTAACTGGTAGAAAACCTATGTAGCCCTGCAATAGCGAGAGTACAGCTAGAGCAATACTAAACTGTACGGTCTTTGATTTTAATGCTTGTAATATAGTCATTTACGCCTCCAGTGCGCTTATACGTGCTTCAAGTTCTTGTATGGTTGCGACCAACAGCGGTACGAGTTTAGACTGATCAATAGCCTGATAGTCAGGTACTTCACGCTCGCCCATGACTGCTTCAGAGACAAGCTGTTGCTCTGTGCTTTCTTCTTGGGCTTCAGTGATTAAGTTACCTTCTTCGTCTAATACCTCTTCAGTAGCAGGGATTACAACGTCCTCATAGACAGCAGGAGTGACTTCATACTCTTCAGTCTGCATTGCGTCCTTTTCACCTGTTACGGCTTCAGGTACAACTTCCTGTAGTTCGTGGGCTAAGAAGCCATCTACGCGACTACCGTCAACTTTCCACGCAAAGTTGCATGGCTTTAACTCTTTGAGTCTATCGGTTGCGTTCTCGACAGGTTGCCAATCTTCTTTGAGGCGGTAGTCTGATGAGGTGTTGTAGGCAACTGATGTTCCAGACGACCTAATATTACCTACTCTAGTTAAAGAACCTACTGTCCCTCTATAAAAATCGTGAAAGTCAGCCGCTCCCGTTCCATCTATCCCTTGAATCATCCGACCATCGGAGGATATTCTGCCCCCTGCGACAGAATCACTGACAGAAGTCTTACCAACCAACAGGTTGCCTGATGAGTCTATGCGCATGCGTTCTGAGTTGTTTGTGCCAAAAGCAATATGTGCGTTTTCTGCATTCCACAAAAACGCACCGCTGGCATTATTGGCGTATACACCGCCACCAAGGTAGAAGTCATGGAATCTTGCACTGTCATTACCTAGATTTATTGCATTGTCTGCAATTGCTCCGGTTTTATCAGTAGGATTTAGTATGCCAACACTTGTGCTTAAAGAAGCGCCAGTCAAGCCAGCACCTTTATATGCAGTGCGTGGGTCTAAAACGATATAGGAAACAACACCAGAACTACTACCAATACTACCTACGGGTGAGCCGTCTTTGCGGAATACTGCTATGTCACCGTCAGAGCTTAAACGATTTGCAATTATTGGATAGTCATTGGCAATTGTGAATGAGGCGTAACCAGCAGGGTGTATTCTAGTGCCTGCTGTAGTATTGTCTGTAGCAGTCTTACCCACCAACACATTGCCAGAGGCGTCGATGCGGAGGCGTTCTGTGTTGTTGTAACCTCTTAGTTGTAGGCTATCATCTGCACTGTTATAACTAATACCACCACGAACAAAGTCATCTACATCTCCAAATTGCAAACTAGCATAACCATCAGCATCAGATATAATACGAATACCCATATCTGAACCACCAGCAACTGTTAATTTAGCTGAAGGACTACTAGTACCAATACCCACGTTGCCGCCACTTGGGTTTAAAATTAAACCGTTGTTAAGCCCTTGTATTCTTAGGTCTGTAGACCGCCCTTGTATATAACCATACTCTGTAGACGCACTTGCGTTAGAAGTAAAATACAATGACCCGATATTGTCTGATGACCTGCCTCTAATATTCAGACCAGTACTGCTTGAGGCAGACACTACGTCTAATGGAGCACTAGGCGAATCCGTCCCAATACCCACGTTGCCAGAGGAGTCTATGCGCATGCGTTCTGTTAGTGTGGCGG